GTTGGTTGTAGAAAAAATGACGCTGTACGAATCACTTATGACACGCTCAGACGAATGTCTGGGTGTTGCGCTGACCTTTTCAGATGAGAATTTGAAAAGGTTCTGGAAGAACGCCAGTGATGAGTTCAGGGAAAGGGCGAGGAACCTTTTTCTCTGGGACGGCTGGCAGGAGGTAAAATTATGATTTATTCTGAATTTAATTTGGATAAAGAATTTGAAGAAAAATTAAATTCTTGGCTCAATGCTCTGAATGGTTTTGAACCGTATATGAAAGGTGCATTCTGCACATTTGACGATTTACCATTTAACATCTTGGCGGTTTTTCCGCATGATAGCGGTTATTCAGATTGTCTGACGGTTTACTGTGACGATTGCCACGCCACTGAGATTGCTTTTGTTTATGACAACGATTGTAAAAAGTGGGATGCGTGCGTTGAAAAGTATTACGGAGGTGAAGAATGATTAACGATAACATAAAGGCTAAATTTAAGTTTGCTTTCCCTGTATATGAAGAATGCAGGGAATATGTTGAATCGAACGGTGATGTTCTGGATAACGTGGCAGTCTATAATTACTGCTTGGAACATCACTATGATTATTATTTATTCGAGGGAATTCTGTTTTGGCTGGCTGTACGGAAAGAAGTGCAGCATGGAATGATGGGGGATAAATAATGAAAAATTTACCAGTATCATTTAACGACAGAGTTTACGAACTTTCGCTGAAATGGAAACAAGATAAAAGTATTGATTTTGATTATGCTTATGTTGACATTCTGGCGGATTATTTTCTCGAAATGGATTGGGAGTATAAACAATTTCTCATCGACATAAGATTGTACAACGATGTGCAGGAAAGATATTTAGAGAAATTGGAGGAAAAAAGGAAATTGAAGGAAGAAAAAGAAAAAGAGGAAAAAAGAAAATTAGAGGAAGAAAGACTTCGTAACGCAGGGAATCTTGCAATTTCTGTTGATTTTGGGGGAAGAAAATAATGACGGAGTTGAATTACATTTTCAAAAAAAATAAAAAAAATATTAAAAAGTACTTGACAAAAAATTAAAATGGATTATAATAAAGGCATAAAAGGTTGCAGGAAAGCAACTAAAAATTAACTTAGAGAGGTGGAAAAAATGAAACAGAACTATTCAATTTATTATGATGATTTGGGAAATTGTCCTGAGACTTGTAATCTTGACAATTCGCATTTCAAATCTGTATTCAAAAAATTTGCGCATTTTTATCTTCCTGAACCTGATGATTCGGGATTGTATACATTTAACGAATTCGATTTCAACATGGTTCTTGATTCTGCTTTTAATTTTTCACAAGATTGGTTTGAGCACCTTATTTTCTTTGTTCTTTGTTCTGATGGTCCTAATTTTCTCTATGATTATGATTGTGGACGATTGACGGTTTCGGAGGTATGAATGAAAATCAACAACCAGAAAAAATTTGAAAAAATTGCAAAGGGTTTATTGCCCTTTTCATACGCAGAAAATGACACGAGGGAAGTGAACCGCATTTTCTGCAAACGTGGTGAGATGTTCGCCACGCAGGGCACAATATTGGTTTTCCAGAAAATAAACTGCTACAGCATGGCGGACGGTGAGTTTGCTGTGTTTGACAACCAATTAAAACTTGTTGCAGACAAAGACGATGAGAATTCGGATTTTAAGATTTGGAGACATATTTTTGATTCTGCTGAAGAAAAATGCTGGGGTTGGGTGGGAAACTTGCTGTCAAGTTTCACTGTAGACTTCAGTGAAATTCCAATTCCTAGGGAATTGCTGACTAAGCATAAGAACAAGGAACACGCAGAAAAAATAACTCTTGACCTTGAAAAATTGACCCTTAGGATTGATTTTCCAGAAGACGGAATTAGTCCTGAGATGTCAGCGGAGTATGGAAATATTACTCAATCCATGCTGGACGTTAAGGGAAACATCAAGGTTTCTTTTCCAGCATGGCGAATGCTGGATTTGTTTAAATTCTCAAAGGATAAAAAAATTCACTTTGATGTGTTTGAATCTTGCAAGGAATTCCCTGAATCGCTTAAAATCAGATGTAATATTGGCGAGGATTATCGCGCCGTGTTCATGGGGGAAATGGAAAAATGATTTTTGAAAATTGGGAATTGCAGAAAATTATTGATTCGCTGGGAGACGATGTTTCTTCAGCGAACATAAAAATAAAGATTGAGAAAATCATGGCTAGTTCCGTGCATAAGCGTTATTCGCTTAGAACCACGGACTGGCTGGTTGAGAATGGCAGAAAATCAGCAAGAAACAGGAAGAAAAAAACAAGCGTATCTTTTCTGGGGGTGTTGGAATGAAAGAATCTGAAATAACAGTGTCCATGCCGATGACGGCGTATAAGGAATTATTGTCATACAGGGAAAAATACAATTCCCTGAAGAATGAACTGAAGTCGTGCGTGGACACAAGTCTTGTAGACGCTGACATGAGTTCGGCGGTAAATTTGAAAATTATGAAAATGATAGAATTGTGCAAGAAGGAATTGCCATGGAAATACCGTGAATGCGGATATTCCGTGGTTGAGGAATAACACTTTACTTTTTTTTCAAAATAAACTAAAATAAAGGTTATGGATAAAACCTTTGTTTGGTTTCGATGTCCGAAGTGCAACGCACCACTGTTGAAGTTGACAAAGGAATCAATTATAATTAACGAGATTTATTGCAGACGTTGCCGAACTTCGTACGATGTCATGATACATGGCACAGAGGTTATAAAGGCAAAAGAAAAACAAAAAAACTAGGAATCTGAAAGGTCAAGAAGCGAAAAACTTTTTGACCTTTTTTTATTTTAAACTCTAAAAGGGGAAAAAATGGAAACTGTTGAAACGCAGGAAGTTGAAACGCCTGAAACTGAAAAAACGGCGGAAGTAAAAGTTGATACGCAGACAACGGAAAAAACGGCGGAAGAAGCGGTAAAAAATGAACCGTACAGGACATTCGCAACACAGGCGGATTTTGACAGACACAGCGCAGGGATTCTTAATTCGGCAAAGAACAAGGCGGAAAAAGAATTACTGGCAATGCTTGGACTGAAACCCGACGAAAAAGACAAATTGTCAAAGTTCAAGGAAGCATATGACAACACTCTTTCGGAATCGGAAAAACAGGCAAAGAATCTGGAAAATCTGAATAGTGAAGTGAATCTGCTGAAAAGTCAGATTGCGGAAAAAGACGCCATCATTAGTGCTTTGTCGCAGTTGACAGGTAAGAATTCGACCGATGTAGACAAATACGTCCGAATGGCTAAAGGTCTGGTAGATGAGAATACGAACATCGAACAGGCATTGGCACAGGTGCTAAGTTTTACGAAAGTCGAAGAAAAGACAGTTCCGAAAGGAAAACCGCTGAATGAGCCGTCAACTTCTCTGATTGAGAATAATCCATTCAAGAGCGGAAATCTTACGGAGCAGGGAAATCTGATTAAAAGTGACAGGGAAAAGGCGCGTGAAATGTATACAATCGTTTACGGCAAATCTCCGTCATGGTAATAATTCTAAAGGAGTAAAAAAATGGCTGTTACCAAAATTGAAGATGTAATTCAACCTGAATTGTTTTCGCAATACGTTATAGATAAAACAACGGAAAAAAGCGAAATCATGAATGCTGGCGTTGTTGAAAATAATGCCGAACTTAACCGACTTATTACAGGCGGTGGCACGATTCTCACAATGCCGAAATGGAACGACCTGAGCGGAAAATCGCAGGTGCTTGACGACACGAACCCGATTGAAGTAAGCAACATTACAAGCAAATCGGAACTTGCAACGGTGCTTATCCGTGCGAATGCATGGGGTGCGCATGAACTTGCTGGCGCGATTGCTGGTGATGACCCGATGAGGGCTATTGCGGAACGTGTTGCGGACTGGTGGGTGCGGGACGAAAAGTCAAACATCATGTCAATTCTCAACGGCGTATTTGCCAGCGATTCAATGGCTTCCCTTGTTTCAGACGTTACGAGCAATTCCGACACTAAGATTTCAGCGAATGCAGTTCTGGACGCAAAGCAACTCATGGGAGACGCAAGCGATTTGCTTACCATGATTTATATGCATTCGGCAACCTTTACTGAATTGCAGAAACAGAACGTGATTCAGTTCATTCCTGTTGCTGAAAGCAAGATTCAGATTCCGACATACCTTGGTTACAGGGTTGTAACCGATGATTCTGCTCCAGTTGCAGACGGAAAATACACAACCTATCTGCTTGCACGCGGTGCGATTCAGCGCGGTATGGGAGTGCCTGTATCACTCACGACCGTTGAAACCGACCGAGATTCGCTTGGTTCAACGGATTATCTCATCAACCGACAGGCGAAAGTGCTTCACCCGAAAGGAATTTCGTGGATTGGCGGTGCGAACATCAAGGGCGCAACTCCGAGTGACGAAGAACTTGCGACAGGCGCGAACTGGAACCGAGTTTCCGACATTAAGAAAATCGGCATGGTTAAACTTGTTCATACGCTGTAAGGCGGTGCGGAAATGGGTTTGAGCGCATTCAGTGCAATGAGGGCAAGGGCGAAAGCAAGGGAACTTGCAGATAAAAATTCTGAAAGTTCCGCCCTTAAGGTGCAGGAAGTGTCCGCTCCGAAAGTTGAAGAAAATGCGGTTGCTGAAGAATCGGCAACCGTTAAAACTTCAAAAAAGAAAACGGACGCGGAAAAGTTGAAGAAAAAGGAATAGAAAAAATGGCAGATGATAATTCGGAAGAACAGGAATTTGATTTTTTGTCCGTGATTAAGACAATGCTGGGGATTGACAACGCCTCCGCAGACAGCGTGATAAATATTTTTATTGCGTTGACTGAAAATGCAATCCTCAACTACTGTCATATCACCGAGTTACCGTCTGCCTTGAATTACACGCTTTGCGGAATGGTTGTTGATTTGTATCGCGAAAATGCAAATAAAAACAACAGCGGAAAGGTGGCAGGAAGCGTATCGAGCGTGAGTGAAGACGGACGGAGCGTTTCGTTCACGAACGGTTCGGAAATACAGGCGAGCGTGGAAGACAGAATTTCACGTTCAGCGGAATTAAGGCGGTTCAGGAAGTTATACGCGGTATGAGCGGATTCAATTTCGGGCAGATTGGCAACATAATGTCAGAATTGTTCGACAGCGACTATGTAGACATCAAGCGTGATGTTGAAGGAAGTTTGAAGGAAATTTACTCAAACATTCCTGCGCACGTTGCATATTCTTCCGTAGATAATCCCGACCCGACATCGGTTGACGTAAAACCGATTATTCAGAGCGTAACGGTTCATTTGCAGAACTGGGTTGACGTGCAGAATGATGATTTTATCGTGGCAAAGAAAATGGACGGCAACGGAAATTTGCTTGCGGTATATTCTGGACGTTGCGGAAATCCAGTTGTTTCGCAGGGAAGAAAAAAGGTGCTCATGAATATGAACGCAACTGAAAGCGAAAGCGCAACACCAGTTCCGCCGATAAATCCGATAATCATAACAATCGAATATGTTTCGGGTGATGTGCAGATTAGGGATTCGGAAAGCGTGGAAGTTGAAAAAAACACTGCTTTCAACCGTTCCGCACCAGCGGTAGACGGATTCACGGCGGTTGACTGCGAGATTGACGGAGAGTTACAGGGGACGGCAACGGCGGTTATTTCGGACGTTGAGGATTCGCACGAAGTCCGATTCATTTACGAAAGTTCAGATGTTGCGAACGGATTCAGGTTCTTGGTGAACGGACTTTACACGAAGAATGACGGCGGACTTACAAGGGGCTATCATTTTTACAAAAAAATCGAAGTTGATTCGATAAGCGAAAATGATGTGTACACGATTGTATGCAGTCTGGTAAACCTTGAGCATGAAGACAGCGGAAAAACGCTTACAGTAAAGGGTGGAGCAAAGATGATTCTTGTTCCGAATGAAACATTTGTTGTAGCGAAGAATGTTTCGGATTTGGGAAACGGAAAAATAAAATTTACCGCGGAAAAGTTTGTTCCCACTGAAGAAGAGCAGGGCGCGTATCTTACACGGTGGTACGACTAGAATGGGATTCAGCGTTGATTTTTCAGATTTTGAAAAGTTCGCTAAATCGGTGCAGGGGCTGGAGAAAGGTTTCAATGATTTTTTGAAATCGTTTCTTGTCGAAATGGCGGAGCGTGTGCTCGCAAAGGCAAAACCGAAAACGCCAGTTGATACAGGTGCATTACGGAGTGCGTGGGAACTTGGGGACGTAAGCGGTTCGGGAAATACGCTTGAAGTGGAGATTCTGAACGGAATGGAATATGCCACGGACATCGAATACGGACACAGGATAGTTCGGGGCGGAATAGAGGTTGGTTATTACAACGGACGGTTCATGCTCAAGACATCGATTGACGAAGTAAGGCGGCAAATGCCTTTGCGGTATGTAAAGGAATTTGAAAAATTCTGTAAAAGTCTGGGGATTAAATGATGTACATTGACGGCGAAGACGTGAAACAGGCGGTTGCTGAACAACTTGTTGAATCCTTTCCCGATGTCATTACATACAAGGAAGCAAGGGCAAAAGTTGAGTATCCCCATTTTTTCGTCTATCAGGTGAATTTAAGCGATGAGGAAGAAAGGAAGAATTACCACATTCTGCATTATTCCATGGAAATCCGATACAGGGTGGCGAGCGATTCGAGCACGAATCCGAAACTTGAACAGAATCTTGACGGTATGGGATTGAGATTGTTGGAAAGTTTCAACATATTGAAATTTGAAAACGAAAAAATACGGTGCAAGGAAAAAAGCGTGGAAAAAGTTGACGGCGTTCTTCACTTTTTTTTCAGCATTGATATTTTGTCGAAATATGTTTCTGGGGAAGAAACGATAAAACAAAATAAAATGGAGGTTACTGTAAATGGCGGATAATTATAAGACCAAACAGCAATCAGTAACGGCAATGCAATTTACGTTCGATGTGGTCAAGGAAATCTACATATGGCTAGGTATGAAAGATTACACCGTGAACGTAAAGAACCGCACGCTGAGCGGAATCATTACAGGAAGCAATGACGAACGCTTGGTAGTGCAGAAAAATAACTGGATAGTTAAGGATTCGTCTGGGAATGTATCAATTTACACGGCGGACGATTTCAGCAAAAATTTTGTAAAGGAGTAAAAATGGCTGGCGGAACTTGGACTTCGCAGAACAAAGTAAGACCGGGCGCATATATCAACTTCAAGGCGGTTGAAAAATCGTCAATGACAGTGGGCGACCGTGGAATTGTGGCTATCGGGTTGCCTTTATCTTGGGGCGAAAACGGAAAAATGATTGAAGTACTTTCGAGCGATTTGCTGGACGGCTCAAGTCAGAAACTCGTAGGATTTGACGCATTCAGTGATGATTCAAAGATTCTTCGGGGTGCGCTTTCATACGCTTACAAGGCACTTGTATACCGCACGAATAGTGGTGGGTTAAAGGCAAAAGCAACAATCGGCGGACTTCTTGTAACGGCAAAATGCAACGGAACATTCGGAAACAGCATCATCATTGCGGTTTCGCAGGATTCTTCGACCAGCGTTTACACTGTAATCACCTACGTAAACGGCGTTCAGGCAGACAAACAGACTGCGTCAAAAATTGCCGACCTTGAATCAAATGACTATGTAGAATTTGCCGAAGATACAAGCGGGGGTGCAGAAAGCGGATTTTCTCCGACGGCAGGAGCTGCGCTTTCAGGCGGAACGGACGGCGTTGAAGAAATTTCAACCGCATATCCCGCAATGTTCAAACTTCTGAAGATGTCGAACTGGCAGACTTTAGCCTGTCTTACTTCCGACACCAGCATTAAATCAAATGTAGTTTCGTTTATTGAGCAGGAAAGGGACGATGAGGGAAAATACGTTCAGGCGGTTGTTGCGGATTATGACGGCGCGGATTCAGAGGGAATCATCAACAGCGTATGCGGTGCGGTAATTGACGGTGTAACGTGGACTAAAGAAGAATTTGTTGCCATTGTTGCAGGAATGACGGCAGGGGCAAATTTCAACGAATCCAACACGGCAAAGACAATTACAGGCGCAACATCGATTGTTGACGAACTGACGGACAGCGAAATCAAGGAAGCACTTTCCAAAGGCAAGTTTGTACTTTCAACATCTACCAGCGGAAACATCAAGGTTGAGCAGGATATAAACAGCCTTCACACCTATTCAAGCGACCGAAATTATAACTTCAGCAAAAACCGAGTGTTACGGACGCTTGACGAAATCGGTACGACAACCAAAACTACATGGGAAGATACTTACATGGGAAAGGTTGACAACAATGAAACAGGACGTGCGCTTTTCAAGGCGGATTTGACGCAGTATGGAAACGAACTTCAGCGACTTGCAGGAATTCAGGAATTCGACGGTTCAACCGACATTGAAATTTCGCAGGGAAATGATTTGGATTCTGTGCTTGTTACATGGGCGGTTAAACCTGTAGACAGTATGGAAAAACTTTATTTGACCTGTAACGTCAATTCATAAGGAGGTTGACCGATATGGCAGATTCTTGGAAATACATGAAAGCCGCTGACGGAATCAGCGGAAAGGAAGGAACGCTTTACGCCACCATTGACGGCAATGTTATTGCGGTTGCGGAATGCAAGAGCGTTTCGGCGAAAATCACTAAGAACAAGACAGAGTTCAAGGCGTTGGGCTACCGCGGAACGCAGAATAAGGCGACAGGCTGGACTGGCACGGGAACGCTTACGATTCACTATGCAAGTTCACGCTGGTCAAAAATGCTTATTGACTATGCGAAAAACGGCACGGACACATATTTCAAGTTGCAGATTACGAACGAAGACCCGACTTCTTCAATCGGAAAACAGGTTGTAACGCTGATTGATGTGAACCTTGACGAAGCGGAGGTTGCGAAACTTGATACGGATTCGGAGTTCCTAGACCAGACAATGAACTTTACGTTCAGTGACATCGAAATGCCCGATGAATTTTCGGACATAAATTCGTAGAAGTAATTAAATGATTTCCGAAAATAGTGTATCATTGTTTTCGGAAATTATACTTAAAAAATTTGGAGGCTATTTATGAGTAAATTGGACGATTTTTTGAATCTTAACAACGTTTCTGAAATTAAAAAAACAATTTCAGTAAAAATTAACGGCAAAGACCTCGAACTGGTTATTCGACCGCTCACCGAAGATGAGCACAATGAATTTCAGCGTCGTTCAAATGTAATCAACAAAAATAAAATTACATTTGACAGTGGAAAGTATTCTTCACTTGTTCTGGACGCTTGCATTGTTGAGCCAAACTTCAAGGACGCAGGATTTTTGAAAAAAGTCGGTTGTGTTTCGGCAACTGAATTCATCAACAAAAAATTCCCTGCTGGGGTAGTTTCGGATATTTCCGTGAAAATTCAGGAATTGAGCGGATTTGAATCCTACGAAATGGAGATTGAAAACGCAAAAAACTGATAAACGAGGACGGCGAATGTGCCTACTGTATGTACGCCGTCCTCAATTTTCATTGGACACCGAATCAATTCAACTCATTGAGTAGAAAAGAAAAATCGTTTGTGATTGCCTGTATTGATAAGAAAGTGCAAGCGGAAAAAGCGGAGGAATCAAAATTACCGAGGTAAAATATGGCTAAAATAAACACCACATTTGGATTTGTAGACAATACAAGTTCACCGCTTCAAAAAATGATAAATAAATTAAATGACGCTGGAGATTCATTTTCTAACTTGCAACGAAAGGTGATAACCGCCAGCGCGGCAATTCAGGCAGTTTCGCTGGGAGTTAATTTCGTTAAAGGCGGAATAAGCAAACTCAATATGGCAATGTCCGAAAGCATTGGCGCATATCAATATCAATCGGAACAAGAATTGAAACTTGAAACAATAATGAAACAGCGAATGAATGCAACTCAAGGCGACATTCAGGCAATTAAAGACCTTGCGTCTGCACAACAGAGGGCTGGAATTTATGGTGACGAGATGATTCTTCAGGGTGCGCAGGAATTAGCGTCATTTACTTCTAACCGCGAAGCGATTGAAGAATTGATTCCAGCAATGAACAATCTCATTGCCCAGCAATATGGTTTTAACGCAAACGGTCAAAACTTTCAGGCGACCGCTGACATGATGGGTAAAGTATTGAGCGGACAGACAGGTGCATTATCCAGAATGGGTTATATTTTCAGCGAAGAAGAAAAACAAATGCTCAAGACTGGAAACGAAATGGAAAGGGCGGCAACATTGGCAAAAATCATAAAAGACAATGTCGGAGATATGAATGCGGCATTGGCACATACGGACGCAGGTCAAATTTCAAGCGTTAAGAATAATTTGGGTGATTTGCGGGAAAACATCGGAAAAACTCTTTTGCCGTTACAAAGTGCAATTTCAAGGTTGAGTAATTCAATCAATGGTGACAAATTGATATTGATAAACGGATTATTGTCAAAAGTAGTTCCGATTTTAGTTTCAATTATCGACAACATAAATAAATTATACATGAAATTTTCAACATTCGTGATTAAAGTAAAAAACGGAATACAAAATTTTATCATCAAAAATATAGTAAAAATTACCGAATCCCTAATGATAGTTGCTGGAACTTTGGCATTGCTTGCTACAATCTGGGTAGCGAATCATGCTAGAATGCTGGCAGCAACAATAGCAACAAATGCGAAAATATTGGCTAATTATCTTGCGACAAATGCGAAAATATTGGCTAGTTCAATAGCAACTTTTGTCGCGACAAACTGGCAGATTCTGTTAGTTATTGCCGTTATTGCCTTGCTGATAACTGCGTGGATTAAGTGCGGAGCAACTTTTGAAAAAGCAGGTGCTGTTATCGGTAAAGTATTTGGGGCAATTTATGCGGCAGGATACAACGCAATAATGGCGTTGATAAATCTTTTTGTAAAATTGCAAAATGCAATTGCGGATTCATTCATCGGCAAAAAAATGGGAATGCAAAAATTGGAATTAAAAGAATATAAAAGCATAAAAGAAACTATGGACGCTGGAGCAATGAAAGGTTCGCAGGTTGGTAAAGGAATGGACGATTGGATAAAAGGTTTGCAGTCTAAAATCGGCACTAAAGTAACCGACATTAAGGACGCAATTAAAGGTTCGCTGAAAACAACTGGAAACGGTGCAATAGAAGTTTCGGACAGAAACATGGTTGACATTGCCGATGATTACAGGGAGTTGCTGTCGAAACGAGCGGTGCGAAATTTCAATCTGCAATTTTCTCAGGTTACTCCACAGGTTGCAGTCGGAGACATTGTGGTAAATAATAATGTAGATGTGGATTCAGTAGTTGAAGCGATAGCCACAGGTGTGGAACAGTCTGCTTCAGCGTCATTAAGAGGAAACTAAAATGGCAAACATGATAAATTCAACATATCTTCAAGATGAAACAATTCCGATATATATTACCCTGCAATATTCTAAGAATGTGTTGAAATTTCCTATCAATCCAGACAATTTGACCAAAGAAGTAGACAGCGGTTCAGAAACAGCCGACATTGAGGGAATTGGGCAAGTATCAATTCCGACAACTCCAAAACTTGCAAGAATCACAATAAGTTCGATGTTCTGGCATCAGAATAATTTGGTTCCAGCCGCATTGTACGTTATGTGGCTGGAAAAATGGCAAAACAGTAAAAAACCTGCAAATCTCATAGTTACAAGATTGAATTATTCAATGCAGGTTACGTGCGAAAGTTTCAAACATTGGATAAACGCAGGTGAAGAAAAAGACGTATATTTTGAACTTTCATTGCAGGAATATCGACCGTACGGGGCAAAAAGACTTGGTGTTAAAACAAATGCAACGTTACTTCAATCGTTACAACAGGCAAAAAGTCTTTTAACTCCGCCAGTGTTAGTCGAGATTTCCAGACCTACACGGCACAAAACAAACAAAAATCAAACGGAAAATCCATACACTGCTTTGAAAAACGAAACTTTAATCAGCATTACGAAAAAAATTACAGGAAAAACCGATGACTGGAAATCCTTATATGACGAAAACGCAAAAACTTTAGGTGACATATACGCTGAAAAAGAAGAAATTCCAGAGGGAACAAAATTAACGTTGCCAGATTCGTGGATTGAAAATTCATCATACGGAATAAAAACCGTTACTTCAGACACAGGAAATTGATATGAGTTATAGCATGCATATACTTAATCAGAACAATACGGAAGAGGGGTTTGACGTTTCCGAATTAGCGCATGACATTACTTATACGACAACCCTTGCAGGTCAGGCAGGAAAACTCACATTTCAATTGGAACAAGACCCAAATGGAATCTTGGAAATATCCATTGGAAATATAGTTAAATTCTGGTGCGATGGCAATGAAACATTCTATGGATACATCTTCACAATGGGGACAGACCGAAGTGGAGTTTATCAGATTACAGCGTATGACCAAATGCGATACTTGCAGAATCATGATTTTAAATTGGTTAACGGAATAACATTGCCTGACCTTTTCAAGGAAATTTGCGTTCAGGCGAAGTTAAAATATCAGATGTTCGGAAAAGCATTGACTGACACATACAAACTTGAAAATCATTATTTTTCTGATACTTCATATTTCGATATGCTGGAATATGCAATAAATGAAACTAACACAAATCAGACAAAAAAAGTAGTAGTTTCATCGGAAAACACTAACTTGAAATACATTGTTCAGTCTGGGGATACTTTAGGTGACATTGCGCTGAAAGCAGGAACAACGGTGTCATATCTTGCTAAGATTAACGGAATTGAAAATCCCGATGTTATTTCAGTTGGTCAAACAATTTATTTATCTGAAAATGCGTCCAAAGTTGATACGGCGGAACAAACAGACGCTGGCGCGGTAAATTATTTCAGGTATTTTATTCGTGATGAATTCGGAATTCTTACTTTGAACGACATTGAAAATAACATTTTTCACAAACGAACTGGGATTATCGGAACAGTTTCCGATACAGAATTTTCCCATGACAACTGCTACGAATACGATGATAATTCGCTTGCTGAACTCCAGCCGTTGATTATAGGTGACGAATCGTTGCTTACAAATTATCAGTATGAACTTGATATAGATAAAAATACGTATAATGAATTGTATCTCATGGAAACAATAAACGATAAAAAATCCGAAAAAAGCGAAAACAAAAAATTAGTCCTTGCACAACAAGATGAAGATACGATTAAAAAATGGGGAATATTAAGAAAAATTCAAAATGTAAACAGCGGATTTACGGAATCTGAATTAAAGGATTATGCGCAATTATCTTTGGCTGAGGGTGCAACAATTTCAAAAACTTTACGACTTGAAGCATTGGGATATAACGGAATAAATGCAGGGGACGGATTTTTGTTGCAGTTAAATAAATTAGGCATCAATGAAATAATGTATGTAATATCCGCAACGCACAATTACAATGCAGATAAGCATACAATGAGCCTGGAAGTTTGTTCGCCATCGAAAATTAAAGAGGTATTGTAATGAGCGAAATTGCAATGAACAAATTGGTAAATGTAATTAAAAAAATGAATGGGAATTCCAACAGACCTGACACAATGATATTTGGGGTCATTAAGTCTGTAGACCCTCTGGAAATTGACATAGGAAACAACATCACGCTGACAAAGGAATTTTTGTTTCTGGGACAAATGTGCCGTCCGCATAAGGTTACGATTCCGCATACGCACATTGTCGATACTCATTTTACGGAAAAATCACCGTCAATCGGAAGCGTGGGTGCAGGGCTAACAGGAATGGTGTATGAACAGGCGCAAGCCGCCGCCGCCAAGGCAACGATGAATTCATACACGACACTTGATGATGACGGAAACGAAGTGCAGAATCAAATCTCCGATGAAGATTTGGGACGCGGAAGCATTTCAACAAGTATTGTGTTCGCTGGTTCTGGTTCGCTTACTGATAATTCGGTTACGATTACCGACAACAAGCACCAGCATATAATTGACAGACAGATTACAAAGGACGTGCATTTTCCGCAGAGCGATTACGAAGAAAGCGTTACGATAGAGATTGAGCCGAAACTCAAGGAGGGGGATACTGTGTTGATGTTTGCGTTTAACAATTATCAATATTATTATGTAGCGGAACGGATTGAGGAGGCAGAATGACACCGCAGATTACAAATGGATTAGACAGTTCAGATACTTACTCATATCGTGAACCGAATTTGACTTATAGAGTAGGCGAAAAAACAGTCACTGGAAAAATAACAAATTTGGAATCCATTCAACAATCAATCTATCATATATTGTCCACTGAAAGGTTTTCTAATCCGATATACGATGATGATTATGGAATCGAACTTGAGCAATACATTGGAAAAGATTTGGGAACAATTCGTGCGGACATTGAAAATACCTTGCGAGACGCGTTGACGCAAGATGACAGAATAACTGATTTGCTGGTAACAAATGTTGAAAAAAGTACCAAGCAGGAAAATGCCTGTTTGGTTGAATTTACAGTGTATACAATATACGGAAGTTTGGAGGAATTATTAAATGTCGTACAGTGAAAACAATTCGTTTGAAAAAATCATGAATCGAATGCTAGCCAATGATGAACTAATCAACATAGACAAACGTGTCGGGAGCGTAATATATGACGCTATTGCTCCAATTGCTCTGGAACTTTCGGAAGCATATGCAAAAATGGATATCTTGCAGGAACAGACTTATGTTATGACTGCAACAGGAAGCAATCTGGATAAACGCGTTTACGATTATGGAATTAGCAGAACATCAGCAACATACGCAAAACGAATTGCAGAATTCAAAAAATATAAAACAGATTCAAACGGAAATTATGTATTAGATGAAAATAAAAATAAGATTCTCACCGATATGGACATAAGCGTTGGAATCCGTTTCACATTGCCTGAAAATTCAGAAATTACTTATACGTACACTGGAATAATAGACGGCTATAAAATCCTGCAATGCGAACAGACAGGAACTAAGGGCAATGAATACATCGGTCAAATTTTACCGTTGACGCCAGTTGACGGATTGATTGAAGCGAATATTATTTCAACTTATGAACCTGCGGAAGATGAAGAAACAGACGATGAACTTCGGGAGCGAACAAAAGAATTTATAAATTATCAACCCTATGGCGGAAATATTTCAGACTACATAGAATTTACCAATGCAATTCAAGGCGTTGGGCAAACCAAAGTATTTCCAGCGTGGCAGTATAACGGCTCGGTGTTGCTTTCAATAGTTGACCCGCAATACGACCCTGCAACAGATGAATTTTTGAAAAATGTTAAAAACCAGATTGACCCTGAAGAAAACAGCGGTAACGGAGTGGGAATTGCTCCTATCGGGCATTTTGTCACAGTTACGACACCGACTAAAAAAAGCGTCAATGTAACATTAAATCTTGAAATTGTAGTTGATACTGACGCTGGTGAATTGTATGAAGGAGTGACAAATGTTCTGGAAGATTATTTACTGTCAGTTAGGCAACAATTCAAACAGAATGTTCGTCTGGCAGTCTACCGCTCAAGAATAATTGAAAGATTATTAAACAATGTTTCGTCAATAATCAATGTCAAAGATTGTTTGCTAAACGGCGAAGATTCGGATATTGTATACACTGACGAGGGTCAAATTGGAATGCAATATTTACCGTATGTCGGGGAGGTAACAATTGAGTAACTATGTAAAAAGATTTATCCCAAAAGTTCTCAGCGAAAACGATACAATGGAAGCATTGTATAATGTTGAAAACGAAGAAATTCAAAATTTTCACACTGAAATTAAAAACACCATAGACAATTGTTTTATCGAAACGATGAACGCCACTGGAATAAAACGCGAGGAAGAATTAAGGGAAATAAAAGCAAATGCGTATAATACATTAGAGCAACGGCGTGAAATCATTCTGAATAAAATTCTGTACAGACCGCCGTTTACTCTGAATAACGTAAATGAAATTTTAACCAATATTTGGGGCGCAGGAAATTATATCTGGCATTTTTATCCTGAAGATTATCGACTTATTGTTGATATAGACACTAATGACCCGACAATATATCTACAATTTTCAAATCAAGTTCGGCAGATGGTTCCAGCGAATATTTATTTAATCTTGAGTATTCAGTATACTCATTTGTACCTTGCGAGAAAATTTACATATGAAAATTTGGAAGAATTAACTCATGAAGAATTGTCACAATATGAAAATCTTGACGATTTACCTGAAACGGACGTCAAAAGTATTATAGGAGAAAACACAAAATGGATTACACAGAAAATTTAAGTCTTCTGAAACCCGAAAAGGCGGAGCAGTACAACCTTGAACACTGGAACAATAATAGCGATATTATTGATTCTGCGTTTACGACCGAAACGAACGAACGCAAGAATGCGGATTCGGACTTGCAGGAACAGATTAACGCGAATCGAAACGTTACCCAGTTATTGGGAACAATACAGATTTCGCAGGGCGGAACAGGGAACACTACGGCGCAATCAGCGTTGAATGCACTGCATGAAAGCGTGGTTACGGCAAGCACGATTGAATCTAAAGACGAAATAACATTCATACAGCGGACTGAAGCGAATGTAAGTACTGGGACTTCGGAATCGATAGACGTAAAGGACGTCAAGATGTCAGACCTTGCCGACAAGGTACTGGAACTGATTCGTGCTGAAAATTCCTCGGTATTTTCTTCCACGATGAATGGATTTGCGCCCAAATCATCATTATCATTATCATCATCATCATCATATCTCAACGCTGAGGGAAAATGGACTGTACCTGCGCTTTCGGAAGAAAAATACACGATAAGCAATGCGCAGGAACTGAATCCAAACACATACACGATTTACACTACTTCCGTGTCGGAAAATACTTCATTCATTTTGAACGGCGGTGCGAGTGTTGGGCAGACCGTTACATTCTGCAATCCGACCGAGTATAAAATAACGGTTACGCTTGCATTTTTCGGCGGAAATAAGACGATGTACATTCCTGCAAAAACACTACTCAAACTGTGGTGGGACGGTTCGGAATGGAACAATTTCGCCCTTTCGGCTTATGAAATAGGTTCGCTCTACTGGTCAAGTAAGGACACGAACCCTGCGAACCTTTTCGGCGGAACATGGACGCAGATTA